CTCATTCGAGTACTATAAACATACATCGTTGGGCTATACTCTGTCAAGCGGTTGTGTTGACTGCTAATTTACCCTGCTCGACGCCCAAATCTTCTCTCCTGGCTACGCTGCTTTTCGAACTTCTTGATCTGAGACTTAAGGGAGGCAATAGCTGCGTCGTTATCTCGCTTCGAAAGTCCATTTCTTCCAGCTCTCCTTATATGATCTTCAAGGTGTTCCGTGAGCGTTAACAGCCTGCCGTTTTGAGGATCGTCATATCGAGGGCTGTTCTTAGAGTGATCCCAGTGGGCCGCTTGAAGTGGCTCGTCATCTCTCCCAGACCATTCGCTACATAGTCTGCCAAACTTCTTGACTGCTCTGTCTCGGATTCTGTTTCGAGTATCAAGAGAAAATCCTCCGAAGAGGGCGTAAACCATAAGACCGAGGGAAGCGACTGAGAGACTTGATTCGATTGATATTCTCAGTTCTTTCATGATTACCTCATGAGGTAAGGCCTGTGGTGCTATCAGGGTCGTACTTGTCGATCTCTTTGGGTCCTTCAATTACTTTTGTCTTATCTCTCTGGCTGGGAGGTGTTAATCGTATTATTTCTTCAGGAACGGTGGTGTGAATTAATCCGTCAAGGTATTTTTTACAATTAGGACAACCACAAAGCTCTGCTTGCTTTTGTGCATGCTGCACTTCGAGCATTAACTGCTCCATGTATAACGTCTCAGCCTGGCAGACATGCATCGTTGCTTGGTCTACTGCGGAGAGGTTTTCTTTCACGTTACCTGTCTAAAGCCACCATGGCTGCTCCAACGACTAGTAATACAGCTCCAACTACAGACACCTCTGGGATGAATTGCCCAAGTCCCAGAGAAGATAATCCAAACCCTATCGCCATTACTTTTGATCCTGTTATTGTCATAGGACCTTTCTATTTTCATCAACTCTGTACGTGTTTTCGCCGCGCCACTTTCTGATTGCGTCTGTCAAAATGTTAGCAAGATAAAGCACTACCACACCCCATGATGCGCCTTCGGGGATAAGATCCCCTACCGATGCTAATAGAACTAAGACTGCCGGTGCTAAAAAGTAGGCGGCATTGTGGGCTATTTTTTGCCAATCATACTTGTTAATCACGTTCTCTGGACTTATCACAACCTTAGTAGGGTCTTTCATTGTTTCCTTTCAAAAATAGCCGTCATACGACGTACTACTTCAAATAGTAATTCTGAGACTTTTGCTTGAGAAAGAGGATTATTGCTCTTCATTAACAGCTGGAGCCTATTAATCTCGGTGAGAAGCTTCGTAAGTTGCTTTTCATATGTGTCATTTTCTTTCGTCGCTTCGTCCGCTTGATCTTGTAATAAGTCGCACCTTAGGATAAGGTCATCCACTGCTGAAATAATCCTATCTTTGTCTTGAGGGCTTTGAAGCTTGTCAGCTAATGTTTTTTGTAACGAGCCAAGGGTTTCCCGAGTTTGCTTAGCTTCTTGCTGAGCAGTTTGTCTTTCTAGTCGCGCTTCATCAACAGATTTCTTAAGTTCAGTAACATCAGAAAGGGAGTTAATGCCAACTTTATTGAGTTCGTCCCTCTCTGTGCTTTTCTTGACCAGTTCTTCAAACTTTGACTTTTCAACGGCAATTGTTTCTGGCATAGGATTTATTAAAGATTTCTCGATAAACGGAATGGGACTTTCCCATTTCTTAAGGTCCTCCTTTGTTTTAGCTACTCCGTCTATTCCTGTAGGTTGGTTCTTGATGCAAAAGTGAAGATGGGCGTACTCAGTTCCTGATTTCCCGATCGTGCCGATGATTTGGCCTTCTTTGACAGCCTGACCCTCCTTAACGAGAACTGTGTCTAGGTGAGCATAGTGAGACCAGACGTTAAGTGCATCGTGTCTTATATGGACGTGTTTTCCCAATGTCGGTTTCGATGTATGAACGTGAACAGACGAAACGACCCCTTCTGCAAATGCGTGGACAGGCTGGCCAAGATCAGTATTCCCCCCAGTGCGAAGGTTAAAGTCCTCCCCTTCATGAAGAATGTTCCCCGACTGGGCGCCGAACTTAGTTGCCGAGTACCAATTTTTCAAAAAGTCGTCTCGCGACTTGCCAACAGGGTACCTCATTTAGACCCCTTCCTCTGTCGCTTGTTTATCAGCTTCTGAGACTGGACAGCCAATGCAATGTGTTCTGGAGTGTATTGCTGGTGATAAATCAGGTAGTCAATAAAGTCGTTTCCAAACTTACCAGCTGAGAATAACAGGAGCGCCATTTGGGTTAGCGTTCCAATGATCTGACCTGTCTGAAAAATCCTTAGCGCAATAAGCCCAATAAAGTACAGGGACACTAAGGCAACCAATTCGCCAATGAGGCCTTTTGTAAGCATTTGCTTTCGCAGCTTCCCAAGGCCATTTTTAACACCCGCCTGCTTAACTTGTAGGGGTATGAGGAAAATTGGGATAATTGAGGCTGACAACACATTGAATGCTAATGCCGCGAACACCATAAAATTGTTGTCTATGGGGGGTAGAATTGGTTGCATCTAAATGAGTCCTCCAGTCACTTTCGCGACGTAGTAAACAGTATCTATGTTCTTGTTAGTCTTATGTGCATCTTTGGCTACCTTCCTGGCCTCATCATTAATTTTGATCATTTCCATGTTATAGAGCTGTTTCAGGTCGTGAATTTTTTTCGCCTCATCATCGCGACCTTCCAATATTTTTTGAGTTCTTTCTAGAATCTCTTCATGTGTTGGGGCGTCCTTTGCGCTGCTAAAAAAGTTTCTAAACATTTTCATGACTTATGATTGAGTAATAGGTTATTCACCAAGTTATCGACCGATTTCTGTATTGCTGCGGTAGCGTTAGTCAAATTACTCCCCAAGTTCGTGACGATACTCATGTTCTGTACAGCGTCCGCGTTTCTTTTTTCCTGTACGAGGCTAATGCTTGTGTACAACGCTTTTATCTCCTCGTCCTTCTTATCGAGCCTTCGTTGTTGCCAAATGATTACAGAGGGCAACACAGTGCCCAGGACAGTGATTATTACACCTAAGATCCCCTGATTTAAAAAAAACGCTTGAGGATCTTGCATACTCCCTACAGCACTCCAATCGCAGTCCAGGTGAAACCAAAATATGTACCCGCTGACATGTTTCCTGACTGCCGAGCAATGGCCGCGGTAAACCCTGTGGTTGAAATTCCGTAATTGGATGCGTTGTGAACGTTTGCAGCTGCCTGAGGGTTTAGAGCAAGATCCGTGATCGCTGATGGAGCACCTGCTGTAGCTGCACCAGCAATACCGACCGATACAACGGGAGCCTCTGAGAAGGTAATCCCAAAAGTCACAGCTTTAGAAATGAGGCCGGAACCGTTTCCCTCTATGTAACCCCACCCGGTCAAAATCACTGAATTGTTCTTATAGGTGTTAGTAGTGTTGTCTTGGCGAAGGACAGCGGTTTTAACGAGTTTGCTTGCGGGAACAGTTAGTACGAGGTGCCCTGTTCCTGATGTGATTTTCGAGTCCGTCCCGTCGTTGCCAATTTCAATGTAAGCCGTTCCGTCACTATGATAGGCGCGTAATTCATCTCCATCAGTGGAAGGCTTCATGTACGTCCCACCGTCTGTCATGCCCCCAGCAGCAGCACTTGATACCCAGCTTGAACCATTTGAGGTAAGTACGTTTCCTGATGTGCCAGGAGCTACTGCCGAAACAATGGAAGCCACCTTGTGGGTTCCATCATCGTTGTGTTGTGTCTTGAGGTGATCAATAACGTCATTCCACATGTCTGCGGTTAGCGTTCCCTTAACTGTGCTCGAGGCTGAGTGCGCTTGAGCCGATCCCCCCTCAAGACCTCGATTAACTAATGGTATTGAAAGAGTAGCTCCGGCCTTACTGGCAGAGTACGCCAGTTCTTCCGTCGCAAGCCCCTCATCGATCAGAATCATTCCTTCACCAGACTTTGCAGAGAAGTTAGTGTCAGAAGTAAGAGAAATTGATGTATCAGAATTACTTATGCTTGCAGATGCGGTAGTGCTTGCGGAGTTTCCTATTGAGTACTTGAGGTTTGGGACAGCCATATATGCTTTGAGATACAAAAAAAGACCACTCACTCGAGCGGCCTTGCTTATTAATTAAGAACGGGCTAATTATACCTATGTATCACTTGCTCACCTTGCGGTCAATTGTTTTAGTCTCTTAGTTTTTGTCGTCTTTAGCGACACTGACTTCAGTTTGTATGTCTTAAGCTTCACTTTCTTGGGCTTCCGAATGGTCACTTTCTTCACCTTTGGCAACTTAGGCATCTTAATTTTCTTAGGCTTTTTAGGCTTCTTTGGCTTAGGAACTTTGAGTTTTCCTTCGGAGTCTAAGTCTATTTTCTTCAGAGCTGCTCCCTGGGCCTCAGTCAAAAGGTTTTCCTGAATCAGGTTATCGATTACCCCGTCAGATAAAATAAGGGCGCCATTAACCGGCTTTCTCCAATTAACGAGCTGCTGATAGAGGTCTTTTCCTTCCAGGTTTGGAATAGTATCCAAGACATACTGCGTTTTAAGGTTAACGCTATTGTTTGCAATTTTGTAATAGTCTAGTTCTTCAATTTTCAAACCCACCTCTTTGGCGATTAGACTTCTCAAGAAGTTTTTTTGTTCTGCCGAAAGCTTCTCGTCAGTGCCAATTGTGCTCAGCTTAGACATGAGCTTGCTGGATCGCTCGGCCTTCAGATACTTACTAGATGTTGGCATTGTGGCAATGTCGCCCAAGTAATAATTTGCTAATTCATCATCCTTCACACCCTTACCGTAAGCAAGGTAGGTACTAACACGATCCTTTTCAATGTCATCAAGTTTTCTTAGACCTTTCCCAGGAATGATAACGTCTCCAGTAGCTCCTGCTTTAGGTACCGTCACATTTTGTTTTGCTTCTTTTTTCAGTTCCTTTGTAATCTGGGTTTTATCTCTTTGTAACCTGGCCTTCTCTCTTAAAAATGAATAATCTTGCTTAGCCTCTGGGTTTTCATTTGTCACTCTGATAGGACTTATTGCATTGAGTGCTCTGTTTTGGTTTTCAATAGGATTTCCAAACTGATCAAGCCTTGCCGGGACAGTCTGAGAAATACCTGGTATTTGCGTTGCTAGAAATCCCAGCTGCTTTTCAAGGAATGAGCCATCGGGATCAACCTGTCGTTGATATGGGTCTGTAAGCCGTGCAACCCATCCCATTAGGGCTCGAAACGGAACAAGTTGTTGAAAATAGTTCGCTGGAATCTTTGCAAGTCCTTCTACATCTCCTTTACTAGCCGAAACTAGATCTCCTATACTCTTTACATAACTCTGATCCGCGAAGAAGTTGACCCATTTAGCTGCTCCTGAGAGGAGGGTTTCAATCTGCCCCTCATCAAGGGTTCTGTTTTCCTCAGCGTTCCTGATAGCCGCTACCAATGCAAGGTTAAATGAGATTGCCGGGTGCAGCTTCGAGTACGAAATCCACCTGTTTCCCACCTTGACTGCATACGGTTGTAATCCGGCAGCTCTAAATGCTTGCTTTTGCTTCTCGCCAGTTGGTTCCGCCCATGTAAGCCTATCTCCACCTACTAGTAAAGCGACTGCTGTCCCTATGGATGAGCCAAGTGCGATTTTAGCCAGTTGAGCAGTCTTATCTTTTGATCCTGGAAGAGCTGAGATCCCAAACGGAGTGTATTCAACACCTTGTTTTAGGATATTTGTGGGCGTACGTAAGAAAGGCAAACTGTACTTAGCGATAATGCGGACAATTTTATTTTCACTCCCCTTTAATGACTGAACTTTATTTGCCATGATGTCAATAGCATCGAGCAGGGCGCTGCCGTTGTTTTCCCCTAGTTCTGACCTAAAGAGTCGTTTGGTCGCCTCATTGGAGGCCATCTTATCAACATCCATTCCAAGTCCAATGCCTTTTTGTTGCCTATATTTAAGACTTGAAGTCGCGCCTGCTCCTGTAAGGGTAGTGAATGCCTGATCCATAGCTTCCAGAGTCTTCATTGGGAACTGAAGGATGTTTTCGTATTTGCGCCCTCTCCCGCCAGCATATAGAGGAATGTTCCTCATGTCTGGATTCTTCATGAGTGCTTTCCCGCGCATCACATCGGTAAATGACTTCACTGCTTTACCAAAATTCGAATAATATCCTTTAGCATATGCTGCTCCCTCACCAGCAAAACGGGTCCTAGGTTGCCCCCTGAGTACAGACCACAAGGCATCGAATCCCCCTTCGATCGTCTTTTCGATCGGGGCGACTATTCCTGTACCCTGATAGTTTGAAAAAAGGTTATTGATATGAGTGTTAGGGCTGGAAAGCATTGAGTTATATCTGAGGAGGTCAAGAAATTCTCCTGGCTTAGGTTTCACAAACTTTCTGTAGAACTCTGTCGCTTGGTTAATATCATTAAAATCAACTCCCTGAGCTGCTTTGAGGACCTTCGAAGTGTCCTTCTCAACCTTGGTCACAGCTTCAAGTATTGCCTGCTTTGATGTAACGAGCTGAGGATCGGCGCCAATTCCAAAAGACTGCAGTTTTCTACCTATATCCGTCCCAAGAGATTTAAGCGTGATTAGAGTGTCGATATACTCTTGATCGACCTTTCCTTCTTGTGATAGCGCTGCAAGTTTTTGCCTCGTTTTGAGTAGCGCTGATTCCCAAGCTTCAGTTTGATCGCGCGTCACAGCTGAATTCAGTATTCTAGATGAAACATTAGCTTTCTCGATTACCTCTTTGTTTGTGAGTTTGGACCCCACAATCTTTTCTATTGCCGGTTTAGTAGATGAAACAGCGCCATTAATTATTTTCTTAACTTCAGGAGACACATTGAAGTGTTTCGAATTAAAGTAAGGAGTTACAGTTTGTGGTAAAATTCCACTTGATGAATTTAGCTCTTGTAGGGATCCTATTGATTCTGGGTTTTGGCCTTCTAATAGTGCTTGTTTATGAATTCCTGGTCCATTTCTTCCCAAATCAGCGCCCAAAGATTGATCAACTGTTAACTGGCTTCTTCGTTGTTCTAATTGTGGTTGGTGCGGTAGCATACCTTGGGAATTACGATTCGAGGGAGTCTGAATATCCCGAGGACTATCTTCCATCAAAGTATTAGTGGCTGATTTGGAGGTGGAATCTAACCCTCGTCCTTTCAAGGCTTTAATGCCACCCGCTGCTAGTACTCCTCCAATAGCTATTTCTGGATTAAATTCAACTCCCGTTAGCTTTCCCTCTTCATCAAATTGCGGCTGAATTCCCAGTATCCCTCCGTATGCGTTCTCAAGGTTGCCTCCAACTCTCACCAGTTTGTTTGGGTTCTTAGGATCTGTTTTGAAGTGAGCTGTTACTGTTTTGATCTTGCCTCCAACGTATTCGGGAATCTTAACTTTAAAGTCATAGGTGCCATCTGCACGTCTACCTTGCTTCCCTCCTTCAATTGCAATTAACCTCGACTTTGCTGGAGCTATCAATCCTCCCAATGGTTTATTACTGTTTTGTAGAGAAGGGATTAGGCCTTTGAGTTGGTTTAGTTGTGTCTCACCGCGAGGAACTGCAGTATTAAATTGACCTTTTCCACCGAGCAGGCCAACTGCCAGGTCGATTCCGACAGATTCCTTAGTAGTTGGTTGTCCAGTTGCGCGGTCAACTGCATAACCCTGTGCAATGTTTAGAGCGGCCGGTACACCCCTTGAACCAAATAATCCGAGGGATTTAGGAACAAACTTTGCGAGATAGGGATTTGTCGCACCGGATATAGTGTTAGACTGCAACCCTAAGCTAACTCCTTGTCCTACTCCAGCACCGATGTTTGATTTGTTATAAGCGGCAAAGCCACCCCCGATTGCACCTCCTAGGAGTGATGCGACCTTAGCTCCCGGCATTAGTGTTCCTGCAGATGTTAAGGCAACTCGTGGTGCCCCAGTACCTGTGAATTGAAATTTACCTGTTTGAGGGTTGATCCTTGATCCAAAAGCCCGATCTGCACCTTGTTGTGCGAGAGCAAACTGCTGCTGAGCTTTCTGCTTGTTACCAAGTGCGAAGTTTACAAAAGCTTTAGGGGTATTCGTGATGTTCTGAACAGATCCACCAATAAGATCATTCACACCCGATCCCTGAGATAGGGCCTTAAGACCGCTTAAGGTATTGGAAGCTACTTGTTTGCCACGAGGAAGAAGCATCTGCTTATAGCGCTGTAATAGGTTAGGAAGAGCCATTCGTAGCCTCCTAAGCTAGGTAAGGATTTGACAGTCTTCGTCGTTCCTCATCATCTCGATCAAATATCTGTGCATTTGTTCGACCAGTGTTAGAAGTGTTGGTTAAACCCATGCTGGAAATCAAGTTTGTATTAGCTGTGGGAGCAACATAATTAGCTTGTTCAGCCAATTGCTTCATGTAATTACCCTTGAGTTGATCTACTTGGAGAGCGTAGTTGTTCATTGAGTTGGCGATCTCTGCCTTTCGTGATTGAAGAGCGGAAGTCGCTTGACGTACCGCATCGGTTCTTTGTCGATCATTGAAACGTAAATCGTTTTGAATACGTCCAACTAAATCGTTAAATTGAGTTTCGATCGATTGAACGGCGTTTTTGTGTTCTGACAGCTTCTGGTTGTAAAAGTCATCTAAGGAATTTATGCGATCAAGGTTAGCTTTAACTAGCACTGCACGCTGGTTATCAAACTCAGTGATGGGTTTAGTTAACTGTTCTCCAGCGGCACTAGAATTGAGGATACCTAGTGCTCTTAAAACGTTTCTGTTTTGTGATTGAGTAGTCTTAGCAACTGAACCAGCTTGATTAATAGCATCTTGAGTCTGGTCTGCAGATCTCTGTTTCTGTGTACCGACTTCTTTTTCGACTCCCTGAAGAGCGGTTGATAGCGAGTTAATGGAGTTCTGACGTTGAGCCCCTAAGCTATCCATTTGACTTAAAAGGTTACTTCGTTCGTAGTCCAAGGCACTGTTCGCTGCACCAAGCTCTGCATCATAGCCAGCTTGCGCGGCATCCATAGGAGGTTGAAAGAGCCCAGATAAACTGGGGGCTGGGGAAGGGCGTGAAGTTGTAAAGCCAGTTGCTGAGCCCAGCACCGACCCTGCGGGTTTAGGGCTGTAATTCAATGGATTCGACCTGTATTGACCTGTGTACCCAGAAGCTGGCAGCTGGGGCCCAGGCGAACTTAAATTATTTGGATTTCGAGCGTAAAGTGATGAATAACCTGAGCCTTGGATAACCATTTTGGTCCTTTTTGCTATAATTAGCTATGAAGTCATTTGTTTTTTTAGTGCTATTAGTGTTTTTAGCTGTAACTGCCTTTATTTCTCGTTCAAAAACTCTGAATGCGTTTCCATCTGCAACACCTTCGCCTTCTCCAGTTTTAGCTAACGTTGTCGTTGATTACGGAAAACGTTATCTCGACGAAGATGAACTATGGGATACTGTTAATAATTGGAGGAAAATCTCTGGCTTTAACGAATTTGTTAAATCTGATCGTCTATGCAATGTTGCCTCTGAGAGAATCGTGGAAGTTCAGAACGACTGGAGTCACGACGGATTCAGAGGAACCGCAAGTAAAATAGGAAGAGAGGGTGAATGGATAGGTGAAAACCTGTCAAAACACTCTAATGATGATTTACTCACTCTTAACGCCTGGTTAAATTCTCCTTCTCATAAAGAAAACCTCGCTAACAAGAATTTTAGATCGTCCTGTATTAAGACTGACGGCGTTTACGCTGTTCAGATATTTTCCAATTATTAACTGTTAAAGAGCCATTAAAAAAGACACCCCCGAGAGGATGCCTGCTTAACTTGAGTAAGATCGGCTGATAGTGTGGTTTTAGATTAGAATAGGGCTGCGGTCAAGTAGATGTGGTATTGTTATGCTATGAAAGAAAACGGATGGTACATAGTTGCTGGTTTTGCTGTTGCTGCTTCGCTGCTTGGCTACTTTTTCACTAAACCAAAACCGTTAACGAGGGAGGAGTGCTACAGACTTGGGTCAAATGAGCGAATGAATGCCTGTCTAGCAGAATTTGCACCCGAGCCTTCTCCATCACCTGAAACCGAGACTGTAAATGGGACGTTACTATCCATCAACAGCACCCAGGCCTCACGAGATGGAATTATTATTGTTGTCAAAAATGGATACTCATTCACAGTTTCTGATCCAGGCTTCGAAGTTGAGTTTATGCAAAATGGAACCAAGGTCTGTGGGGCGAATGTCCTAGACACTGAAACAATCTTAGTCGATGAGATCATGTTCCCCGGAGATACAAAGACCTTTGTCTTGGAGCCAGAAAGCATTTATTACCCACAGGGATACACTTATTGCGTTTCACCTCTTGGAGCTACGATTGAATAGGCCACATCCTGAAATTATTTCCTTGATAGTTATATCAGCACAACAACTTTACTTATAGATTCCTCTACACTGTTTACTCTTACTTGGGGCATAATCAGTTTTCTCTCTGAGCCTTGTAGATCAAACAGATTAATAAGCTGTATCAAATGTTGCTTTTCTGCAGTGCATTGTGTTGTTCAACTTATTAATTCTTCCCCTAGTGCTGTTTAACCTTTCACTAGGCATGAGTCATTTCCTTGCCGATGGTGTACCAGTACGGCCCTGGGTTTAGCCAGCCTGTGGCTTAATTGGAGGATAAAAAAAAGAGACCCCCCGTGTGATGCCAGAGAGCCTCTTTTGAATATATTCTATCAAACGAAGGGTTAGCATCACCTAACTTTAGGCTACAAAAAAAGACCACCTCAATCTGAGAGTGGCCTGCGTTATCGTGTAACGTGTAGCTACAAAGAATGTATAGCGCTAGTTGTGGTTGCGGTCAAGTGGATGCTCTATTTCTCATTAATATAAGAATTAACAGTGGTGGGCTGAGGGGGCTTGAAAAGCTCTATCAAACCAGTAACAGCTGTAATTAACACACTAATTGCCACAATAGTTCCGATAATGGCAAGAATGGTAAATCGTGTTGATTTCATTTTATCCAAAGATTTGACTAGTGGTCCATTGATGTCTATACTGCTCATGGTTTGTTATCTAAAAACGTCGCTAATTTTTTCAGGATGAGCGGCGTTTTTTTGTATTTAACTAGGTCATATTTCAATCTCAAGCTAAGGCTAGGTGGAAAAACTATCTCTTGTCAAATAAGGTTTTATTGTCCGAAGAATGCGCCCTTTTTCTGACCGATCTTCACTTTATTTTTTCCGTTAACGTTCAGAGTTACAAAGGGTTTTCCCTGACTAACTCCAACTGATCCCCCTACGCTTCGTCCTCGGACACCGGCACTGGCGCCCAATGACACTATCTGTGGACCTCTCCCTACACCAGCTCTGATGAAAGCGGGTAGTTGACCCTTAGGAGCTTGCTTGATTGCTCTGACTTGTTGTGGGCTTAAAACCACTGCTTTTGACTGAACACTTCGTCCAGGCCGTTGTTTACTCATGGGTCCTGATTTGGACATTGGCATATTTCCTCCTATTGGATAATGTCTCCAGACTGTCTGTATCTCGATGATCGAGGTTTGGCTGTTAATGTTGTCTGAAGCAATGTGAATGAGGCTCCTGAGGAACCATTATTAAATGACAGTTGAAAGCTTTTTCCCTCTACGTTCATGTTTCTCTTGGTTCTCAGCACGATATCGTCAGCAGAAGTAACAGATCCTGTGCCAAAGCTTGTTTTGAAGAGGAACCTGTTAAAAACATAATGTCCAAAGTTGATGGCAGGAGACACCGTAGAAATATTGGAAGTGAAAGCAGTCTCGGTACCATCCTTAATGATACTCAGGTTCACAGCTCCCGTTGGTTCTCTGAGCACTATAGAAACGTCCTTAAGCTTCTTATACTCATCTAAGGAAGTCTTAAAGCTTTCCGCCTTGAGTTTAAATGATCCTTGAATGGCTGTTCCAAAGTCATTGGCCCCAGTGAGGATTTCCTTCACACGACCGCTCGTATCATCTCCGTAGAGTACTCTTGTGGCACCAGTACCGTCTAAATAGTTCGTCCAACAGTTTGCCTTAATGTTGGTCCAAGGGAACCAGCCAAGTCTTTCTCTATCATACACAAGGGCTTTAGAGTTTCGCGTTGAGCCTGAGGGCGTATATGAAAAGATGACGTAGTTAACATTGTTTTTTGTGGCATAAACAGCTGCTATGTTCGCGATGTACTCTGGGTTGATCGATTGAAAGATTGACCGCACGCGGGCTGACAACTCGTTTGTCCTGAGAACGTCGAAAGCAAACCCAGCCTCATTTCCGATGGTGAAGATTCCTCGCTCTGAAGCAAAAAAGATGTCGTTTTCCACGGGAACAATTGATCTTGGTGCTATACATCCAACGGCAGATGTAACTTGCACAATTTGAGGCAACCCACTGGAAGAAAATGAGAACTGATAGATACTACGCTCTTTGAATATGACCAGCGAATTCTTGAAAGGAACCAGCCCTGTCCCCAGTTGACCGTCGTTCTTCGAAACATCGATAAAGCCCCCTCCTGAGCTTACCGTAAAGTCATTGATCTTATCTCCGCCACCTGAGTAATTCACCCTGGATGGGTTTGCGGGATCTCCAAGTACGAAGAGTGAGTCTTTGTATAGCGCGATGTACTTTCCTTTAGGACCACTCGTTGAGTTAGCATCTGGAGGCGTAAACACTTCACTCGGGGTATCCTGGCCTTTATCAACGTAAGTGGTTGAACCATTACCCTCCATTGACTTCATGAAAAACCATTGGCCGTCTTTTCTTCCGTAAACGTTGTAACCAGTTGCATTCGTTACTGTGGACCAGGTGACGGTCATGTAGTTGGAGGCATCCAATGTGGACTGGTTTAGGGTACTAGATCCGGCTGCAGAAGGCTCCGTTTCGCCGACGTTTGTGATTGCTGTGATCTTGTACGAGAAGGTGAATGACCCAGTTGTGCCTGTTCTCGTGGCTGTTGGCGCCGCTGGAGCGGTTATTCCTGTGAAAGAGGTAATGTCAGTGCCGTTATAGTACGTAAGGGGGTCGGTACCATTGACTAAGTACAGGCGGTCGTAAGCCATCGTCCCTTCCATGTTCAGACCGTTTGTGTATGAGAATCCTGATACAGCGTCAAAAGCAGATGTCCCAGAGTTGAATACCTGAAGTTCCTCTCCCTCTACTCGAAGAAGCTTATTAGTTCCATCAGATTTGTAGTAGGGAAAAAGCCCCGTAACTCGGGATCCAGAATCAGAACCAAAGAACGCTTGACCGTCCCTAGGACACTGAATTTTTCCGTCTTCAACAATCTGAATGTCTACTGCATCTGCTAACTCATCCGGCCTGATCTGTGAACTAGATACCAGTGTGTTAAGTCCCCGAATCCATCCGTCCGTTTTTACGGATAGTAAGCTTTGTCTTCGACGGGAACGTGGAAAGACTCGCATATTAGTACGAACCTATTCCCCGGTAGTTACTTAAAGCGTTCCCGAAAGTGTAAAGTTGGTTAATAGCTGGAGTATTTTCGAGCCCAATAAGTTCGTTGATCAGAATCTCAGCTTCTTGTTTCTTGTCAATTGCTTTGTCATCCTCATCTTCAGACTCGTAAATTTCCGCTAGAGCCAGCAGTGCGATGATTCGCATATTTGGGCACACAACAACGTCGGTCGGCAGTGTTCTTTTTGGAGGTTCCCAGAAATATGCGTAGGTGATCGTTGAACTGAGGGAGACAGAAGGATTAATCTTAACCTTCCATAGGTCGTTAGCAGCGTCATACCACTCATAGACCATTTGATTTGCCGTGTTAGAGTTATACAGATTTTTGAACGCGTTAAAGTCAACAACTTGGTAGCGCTTGTCTTCAGTTGTTCCACCAACGAAAACCTCCATCAAACCCTTCATTCTCATGGGGTACTGCGGTGAGCCGATGGTGTACGACCCCGTACCATCACCTACTTGGGTTTGATCACGGAGTAGATGTGTTCTCCAAAACGCTCTCTTGGCAAAGTCTCTTTCAGCTCGAGAGACAGCTCTGATACGAGCAGCGTCAGTGTTTGTTGTAGTTTCTCCTCGTAGGTCGGAGATCATTTCGAGTACGTTTTGGACGGTGTCTGCAGTGAGTGATGCCATAATAAGAAAGACCACTCGAAAGAGTGGCCTGCTTAAAGTTTTAAGATCGGCTAGTTACCAGAACCTAGCATGACTTCTAGATGGGGTCAATTCATTGTACTAAGCTCATGTACGCTTCGTTCCATAGATGAGCATGAGACTTCAAGTTATAGCGCTTCTTTACCATAGTGTAAGCACAGTGCCCGATGTCCTCGCGCAGCTGCTCATACTGAATAAGATTCTTGAGTGCTGAGTACCATTGCTCTGGGTTTTTCGCGAGTATGCCGAGTTTCTCATCAAATCCTCTCATGCTATAGACTGTGGGAGAGTAAACACCTGGAATCTTCGCAATAGAGTATTCAAGCCATTTAATGTTGGATTTACACCTGTTAAATTCAGTATCTCTGAGCGGTGCGATCCCTATATCTAGCCTTAATCCATGCAACCTTGAAGGCCAAGCATCCAGTGGTACACCTACATATCCCTCTACGTTTGCACCCCTGAATAGCTCCGACACCCGGTGATCTCCAGCTATGATGAGTTTCAGGTTCTTGAATTCAGAAAGGAGTCTCATTAAGGGTTCTTGGACCATTTTTACGTCATCAAGATGAGTCATAGATCCAGCCCACCCCAGTCGAATAGTCTTGGAGTCATTTCTGTATTTGGGAAGATCCCAACGGTCCAGATCCAGATAATTCGGTACTACTGTTACGTTCTTGTTGAGTTTCTGCAGCTTTGTCGACAAATATCCATTCGTCGTGAAAATTAAATCGGCAATTTTGGCTGTGATCTGTATAACATCTGGTGCAGATTTAATCCGGTGCAAGTCCTTGTAAATGTTGTCGTCTTGAACGTTCAAGTCATCATCAATATCTAGGACGATCTTCTTACCCTTTTCCTTTTGGTAGTAGTGCAAAAGTGCGATGCCTTCTTTATCTACCACCGACTGAAGAAGATAGACATCAGCCCAGTCAGCTATTTTTTCGTTGATTCCTTTAGTGTAAATGACTGGCTCGTGACCGTATGTCATAAGGTATTTAAAGGGGTCTGTTAAACGCCAAAGTGTTGACCCAGAATTGTTGGGAAAGGCAGCTATTTTCATTTCTTTTCCTCGACAAAATCAGTCACAAAATGCCATTCAGCATCTTCGGGAAGCTTCAATATGCTCAACAAGTGGTCTTCAAGCGCATTATCACTTGGATGACCCATATGTCCGTGTAGCTTCAGGGTGTCAGTTTTGGCTTCATAAAACCTCTCGCTTAGACTGTGGGAATACTTGTAAACTCTTTTCGGGCACAGCATCTCAGGTTGATTTCTGTCAACTGCTCCCCACCACCCTGATTCGTCCATCACGTCAACAACATCCTGGTTCCATAGCCAGTAGGGTGCACAAAACCCCTTTTCGTAAGGTAACCCGTCCTTACCAAATGCTTCCTCAATTCCCTCCATAGCCATTTTCATAGTCCACCTATCACACCGCTCAAATTCTCTGGGTATGTGCATTAGTCCATGAGGAATGAGCTGCATCCAATCCAAACTCTGCTTGATCTCATGTAGAAACCGATCCCTGAAAACTCTTGCGTTAGATTGCTCGCTTAGGTAGTCATAGGGAATGGTAAACAAGGAGACCTTGAATCCTGGGAAGTGCTCTTTGATGGTTTTAAGTAAATCCATTCTGTTATGGATTACACTAAAATCGTGAAGATCGAGAGATACTTTCATTTCTTCTCCATCAAGACCCGAAGTATTGCAAAGAGTGCGAACACAACCGCGCTGGTTGGCGCAGCCAAATGTTTGGGAGTGATCAGCAAACCACCAATCGCGCCTATAACCATTAATAAAAGTAAAACCATATTTATTATTGATCTCATAACTTTTCTCCTATGGCATAAATGACGTACATTGACTCCATATCTGGAAGGTATACAAACTGTGGTTTAGAAAAGCCATGAGAAATGAATAACATTTCAATGTCTTCATGAGTAAATTCGGTGACATGTTCTGAGCTTTGAACCGCATCCCCACTTGGTGTTGTCAAAATAAACTTGCCGCCCTTTTTAAGCACACGTAGCGCGTCTCTAAACAGCTCTCTTGGCTCGTCAAGGTGCTCGAGTACTTCGCCGCTGAATACAACATCAAAGTATTTGTCCGGTAATTCCTTCTGATCTCCGATGTACTGATGAAGGTACTTAATATTGGGGTTTTTTTTTGAGTTGTCTTTAATTGCCTGGTCTGATATGTCAGTTCCCCAGACCTCACAGCTTGGGTATGTTTTCTTAACCATAGTGGTTAATGCACCAACACCACACCCCATATCAACAAACTTGTCCCCATCTTTGATCTCCTCCAGAGTACGGACGAAACGGTAGGTTGGGGACTGGTTGAGATTATCAATCGCATTTACACACATACCTTGCGACAGGTACTCACGTCGCTTAGATTCATCTCCATAAACATGGTTCCAATAGACTTTGGTGTTTATGTTTGGATTACCTGTTCTCTTCATTGCGTGTTGTCTTCTCCTGTTTTCGTCTCTCAAAGTACTCTGGGTACTTGGCTAGCTGGCCTTCCGTTCTGTCCATGTGTTCGCAGAACCAGTTTTCTAGGTATGCACATTGGTAACCGTTAAACTGTAGGTACTGCGAAAACTCTACATCCTGCATACCGTGAAGGAAAGAATGCTCATCCCATCTGAATTTCTTGTATGCTTTAGCGTCTACAAAGTGACAGATGCCACCTAAGTGTTTAGTCATGCCTAGGAGTTCGCCAGCTATCATTCCGTATGCTTCTCTTGGTGCTCCGCCTGGTGAGTCTTTGAGTCCTTCTACATAACAGGAAAGGGCCAATCTGCGGTTAACCTTCCAGATCTTAACCATAGTGGCAAGCCATCCCTTATTCTGGAAAAGACAGTCATTGTCTACCTTCATGATGATGTCAAAACCTTCAGTGGTTAGGAAATCTATGGCCTGGTTGCTAGCTTTAGAAATACCTAAATTTTTAGAATTCAGGATAGCTTTCGTATCAGGTTTTAATTGCTGTAATTCTTTTAAGCCTTTAGCAGTTCCATCTGTGGAGCCATTGTCCACAAATAAATGAAAATAAGGATAACCAGCAGTAGCTTGTAGGGCTTCATTTGTTCGCTCCGTATAATCAAGTCTGTCATAGGTGATGGTGAAGATAGCAACTCTTGGCTCCTTAACTTCTCCCAAGTAAGGCAAGGCGATTTCACAGTTAAGAGGGTCCCATTCTGGAATGTTTCGACTCTCACCAGAAGCATTCAGAAGTTCTTGCTCCGCCTTGGTAAAAACTTTCTTGCTCTTTGAGCCTGAATGAAGTGTGTAGTCTGTGATAATGATGGGAACGTGTTTAAAGTTAAAGCCACATTTTTCAAGTCGTACCCATAAGTTCCGGTCGATGTATTTTGAGAGGGATTCGTCAAATCCTCCAACCTCAAACAATGACTCTCTTCGCACCATGACCTCAGAGGTGTCAATATAGTTTCTTTGCAAGAGATAGGTGGGTTTAAAATCAGAAGTAAACCCCATCATTGGCGGGCGTTGCTTATCCTCGTCAGTTACCCATCGATTGCCGTACACCAGCGCTATCTCAGGGTTATTATCCAATTCGTTGACCAATACTTGTAGGTGATCAGGTCTAAAGGTGTTATCGTCATCGAGAAAGGAAATATATTCGCCTTTAGAAGCCAAAATGCCTTCATTTTTAGGCCGAGTGTCTTTTCCAAAGTTTTTTGGGCGCCGAATATACCGAATGCGTGGGTCATTGAATGACTTAACCACTTCTTGAGTGCTATCAGTTGACCCGTCATCAACAATGACATACTCAAACTCCTTAAAGGATTGGCGTAACACAGATTCGATAGCTTTCTTAAGTCTCTTATCGCGGTTAAAGGTTGATGTGATGACTGAAACTCTCATTCAAGAACTCCCAAGACATCTTCAAAGCTAATGAACAACAAATTTTCACCTTTTTCTGACACCTCTAGGCCAGCGCCTTTGCGAAACAAGATTTCCTCACCCTGTTTACATGGAGCTGGTATCGTAGCCGCATGCTCTGTGTACTTTTCTGTGCTCGTACGGACAACTATCGCTGTATTCGGGTAGTCAGTGTGCTCAGACGGGACGTATATTCCGCTTTGTGTTACTCCCTGCTGGTGATCCGTTGGTTTAACGAGAAGAAACCCGCTTTTTGGTCGTAGTGTTTTCGTAAAGTGTCCCCCCCTTCGTAGCTCCTTAATCATTTCCTTAAGTGGTTCTTGATCTCTAGCTCGTCTCTCCTTAACCCATTGAGGCTTGTCTTTCGCTACTCTCTCACGCCGCGACGCTTCCCATTTACGCGCTTCAGGGTCCGTCTCTAGTGCATGATTGCGTTCAGCTTCAAATGCATCACTTGCTTTAAGGTTTGTTTCAATGTCTTCAGAGTGGAGATCTTTTTCGTATTTCTTCCAGGAGGGAGTAAAAGTTGCCATAAAAAAAAGACACACGTATTAGGTGTGCCTTGCCAAATAGTATTTGGAACTGGTACAGCCACATAGTACTGTATCCCAATAATTTCTGCAAGTGCATCAGAGTACAACAAAGCCACCCTCCCGGTGAGAGATAGGTGGCTGAGTCGTAAATCAAAAGCTTACGCAGTTGAAGTAACAGTGTGAGTGATACTCACCTGGAATGCTGGATTCAAAGGAACAACACCAAAGGTGGTTTTCCATCCGGCAGTGGCAACTTTCTCTGTAGGATCAGCGGTTCCACCTGATTCAAAGCCTTTGACATACGTCTTCAAGCCTTGAAGTTCAGTGACACCGAAGGCATCCTGACCAAAGATGTTGGTCACGTACAGTGAGGCTGAGGAAGTGACTCCAGTGCCTCGGACGTAACCGGCTGACGTTTCGAGGAAACGCACACCATGCAGACGACCAACTTCACCCTTTAAGAGTTTGTTGACGTTACTGTCCGTGTATTTGTTTGCATCAATCCATCCACCAACGGTGGTGTCAGATTGCAAGTCATACAACGTGTCGCTGTGGATCGCTCCTACATAGTAGCCATCTTCAAGAGTTGGAGCGTCATTGCGTCGCAATGTTCGCACCGCTTTCTTGATTTCACCAATTGTCAGATAACCCGTGACTGGGATCGAAGTAAAGGCGGCACCAGCTACGCCGGTAGCATTTTGCAATGTACCTGCGGTAGCGATGACGTTACGAACGATCGCATCGATAGATTCACCGGCGTTGTAGGCTAACCGTTTCATAGCCTCTTTCATGACGTCACCAAAGGAGGTGTATGCCAGAATGTCTGAAAT